GGAAGCACTTCATCCAGTTGGTACTGTTGAATGTCTCGCTCGATTGGCATGACTTTGTTGAGAGTGAATTCTTTTATAGCGGCCTCGGCCGGCAGGATACGATCAGACTGAACCTGATTGATGGCTACCGTCGAAGGCAGAACCTGCATGCGCTGGAACTCTTGAATAGCCAACTCAGCTGGGAGCAGGAATTCCACAGAATACTGCTTTTCAGCTGTCTGTGCTTTGATCAGGCAATGGGTTGCATCAGCATTTGCCACTTCCATTTTGGTCAGGGCATACTGGGCGCCGGAGTTCTGCATGTCGAAGATCATCTTCGCAGTCTCAGCTTTGGCCTTCTCAAGCTCAATGAGTGTCTTGGTCACATTGATTTCAGCAATACGTGCTTCCATCTGTGCAGTGATCGCCTGCCACTTAGCTTGGTCTTTGTTCAACAGGAATGAAGAAGCTGTGCTCAGTACCGTGTTCAGAGCCTGGGTGTAAACCTCGGCATACTGATCAGCGGTAATCCGGTTGTCGCGGAATTCACGATTAACGTGAAGATCGACAGCTTTCATCATGACGTCGAATACGCCTTCACCATCCAGCTTGACCTCTGTCAGGTCAGCCAGAAGGACGGGTGACACATCCGTATAAAGATCAGATGTGGTGTCGGCGGAAAATGTGAATGAGGGATCGGTAAAATCTACCGTAGGCGGAGTGGGAGAGTCCGCTGTGAGAGAGGTGAACAGCGCATTGGCTAGTTCGTCTGCATTGCAATCGTTCGTGGCCATCTGGCTCACCTCTCTCTTTGTTTAGGGTTCTGGCTTCCTTACCAGAACTTACGCAGCTTTGTCGATAGCACCTGAGGCACGTTGGTGAGAAGCAAGATCAGCAAGCTCAGCCCGTGACAGATGTGGGAGTTCTTGGATCGAGAACTTGTTCACGTGTGAGGTCTTGTACTTCTTCACGCCGAACTGGCCGCCTTTGACTTCGCGACGGAGCACAAATTTCTGATTGCGAAGGAAGTTCAACAGCATTTCAGGAACATGGTAACCGCTTTCGCCGTCATCGCCGAATGGAATGTATTTTGATACTTTGCCGGTGTATTTGTTTGTCACCGAAATGATCGCACCATTCAATTGTGCATCGCCTGGATCGAGGGAGGTGATCATGACACGAGTCACTTTCAGGGCCTTTGCGCGGATAACCTGACGGCGTACAGCAGGATCTTCAACCCATTTTGCATCCATTGCCAAAAGCTCTTCGATCGTGTGCTTTGGTTTGGCAGGTGCTTTTGCGATCTCGATTTCTTCATCGTGGCCGCCCAGATCGAAGCCATCAGCTTCAGTCGGTCCATCGTCCAGCATCAGGGATTGGAGGTGTGTGATGATGTTTGCTTTGATCGTATCGGCGCCAGAGTTTCCAGAGAAGGATACTTCGTATGCGTTCGCAATAGCGCGGAGTTGTTCTTTGTCTTCGATCGGTGACACGGCTTCAATAGCCTGTTCCGGTGAGAGAGATTTGATATCCATGGTTCTACTTTCTGAGGTTAAGGTTGATAGCAGAAAGGGCCCCGGAGGGCCCTTCCTTATTAGTTATGTCCTGAAACTTACTCAGGTGCAACCGTTTTGACCAGACCGATGCGCTCCGGACGGAGGCCGATGAAGCCGTGGTTGAAGGTGATCGATGTGAAACCGATCTTACCAAACGGATCGTGTACCGTCGCCATTGCTTCGCCAGGCTTCTTCATGATGATCTTGAACTTCTGCTTGGCGCCTTTTTTGCCAGAGTTCTGGAGACCAACAGTTGCGAAGCTTTCATCGCCGACAACCAACATCGGGAAGATGTCGTAGCTACCGGAAGTTTCAGCAAAGCCAGGGTTCGTACCGACTGCTTCACCAGCACCAGCCCATTTCATCATGTTGGGGACAACCACGATGCGGAAGTCGCCGACAGTACCGATCTCACCGTTCATGATCACAGCTGCGTCTGCATATTTACGCACAGGCTGGAATGCGGCTACCGTGATGGTATCGCCACCAGACCCGATGGTCTGTGTCATGTTCTCGACAGTGGTCTGAAGTTCGGAACCAATGTAGAGGATACGGGAAGCGTTGATGGTGACTGTGTCAGTCATCCGGCTGCCCTTGATGATCTTGGTCTTCTTCGGAGTACGGTTGTCATCCAAAGTGATCGAGAGCTTCTTCAGGTCGGAGTACGTGACCACGGAAGGATCGGCGCCTTCACCAGTAATCTCGCTGTCCTGCGTTGCAACACCAGTGAAGACCACCGTACCAGCTGCGGACAGCAAGTCGATCTGCAAGAGATCTTCAGTGATTTCGTTGGCGCCGGCAACCATTTCACGGGACATGTGGCCGTAGAGGTCAGAGTCCGTATCAAAGGTCAGCGAGTCTTCGGTGAATTCCATGAAGAAACCGTGTTCCTGCAGGGAGCCGGAACGTTCGATCCGAGTAAAGCCGACGCGGTTAACACGGCCACCTTCTTCGGTCATGGTAGGCATACGTGCAGTGATCGTACCGACGTCAGTCGAGGACCCGTACATGTTTCCGCCAGCGTAAGTTGCGCCGTCAGCGTCGAGACCTTGGTCATTGACGTTGCGGTCATCCAGCAGTGGAACGTAGTAATAGACCTTCAATTCCTTACCCATGTGTGCAGGCATAGAGCGCACATCAGCGAGCGGGGAGAAGAACATTTGCTCAGCAGCGTCGATCAGAGACTTGCGGTCCCAATACGAAGTGTTGAACTGCGTGCCCATCGTGGAGGCAACACCAGGAGGAGCATTATAAAGAGCGGCCATGAGATTTTCCTTTTCTTCTCAAGTTGGATTTTACGTTAGCCCGGCGCACCGAGTTTCAAAAACGCTTCATCGGAGAGGTCCGAATAATCCATTTCATTTTGAACTGCATCAGAGGAGGCAGCAGATGGGGGGTTTGAAGAGAGGATAGGATTGGCCGGCTCAGTCTTCTTCAGAGCGGGCTTCCGTGTGCCAGTGTCAATTGGTGTGGGTGCAGGTTTCTCAACCGGTGCAATCACAACCTCAGATTGGACTTCTGTCTTACCAAACGCGCCAGCTTTCTGCATCGCATCACCTACCTGATGGTAGGCCTGTAGGAAGGGGACATCCACTAGGAAGCCCAAAGTCCGCTGTCGCGCCAATTCGACGTTAATCTTCGAATACACACCTGTTTGTTTTTGTGCAAGCATATTTTCGAAAATAGTTGGTGACTCATGAAGCGCCTGTTTTGACTCTTCGTCCCAGGTCTGGTTCATATCAGTGATCAATTCACGGCCGCCATCAGCTGCCAGAGTTGTTTCGATCGCATCTTTGAATGCCAAATCTTTCGGATTGGCTTGGTAGTTTGGCGATTTATATTCGCTAGGCTTGCTGACATCGATGTCGAGAGGGTCGATGCCTTTGTCTTTCAGCAACTTCTGAATAGCTGCAGGATTGCCTTTGCTGATGTCGATCAACTCAGACAGCTTTACAGGGTCATGCAAACCATGCTCACGAAGCATAGCATCTTGGGCTTTCAGTGGCTTGATCTCCTGCATACGGCGCGAATAGTTCGCACCCATTTGCATCAGTCGGATAGCCTCTTGTGGCGTCTTGACCGTGAAGTCTTTGCCATCAGCTTTGAATGGTTTCGTGATCTCAGCGTAGAAGTCGGCAGCAACGGAAGGATCCACGGCACCATCTTTGGCGTCGGGCTTGGGTTCTTCCTTTGTTTTCTTTTCTGTCTTCTCAGCATCTGGTGCTTTCTTTACAGGAGCGGCCGGATTTTCTTCGGCTTTCTGCTTTCCCGTTTCGTCAGCAACCTGCGATGGGTCCAGCTCTTCTTTGACTGGTGCAACGGGCGGTACGACTGGATCTGCATCTTCTTCAGCGACGGATCCGTTTTCCAACTCATCGTCTTCTGGATCGGGCTCACCGTTAGGGTCAGCTGGATCATCATCATCATCGTCAATAGGCTCAATGGGCTCTGGTGTGACATCCTCTTGTGCACTTTCTTGGTTCATAAGTGCCTCGATTTCAGCGGGACTCAAGGCGTTTACCTGGTCATCCGTAAGAGAGTCGAGATCGATGTGATCTGGGACAGTATCTGACATGACGTATTTCTTTCGTTATTTCATTGAAGGTTGATTGATGGTGGGAGTGGCTTGCGCCTACTCCCCTTCTGCTTCGGCGATTGCCGCGGCACGTGCTTCTTCCAAACCAGCGAGTTCTTCGACAGCAATATTGCCTTTAGCGATGAACTGGGAAAGGAACGAATTCAGGTTGCCGATCGATTTGAGGTCGACGACGCAGTCATCAATCACACTCTCAGATACACGACCAGATGCGATCAGGCCGGCCAAACGAACGGGTTCGTCCTGCATGTATGCACGCATGATGATGTCTTGGAAATCTTTGTTATCTGCCAGACGGGATGCAGATTTTGCCTGAGCAATCACATGCTCGACAGATGCCTTGTATTCATTGAAGTCTTCAAGGTTCGAAAATACCTTATCTTCTGGGGCGCCAACTTCACTGTCGCCTTCGTATCCTTGGTAGAGGTCCATCTAAGTATTCCTTAATTCGGGTTAAAATTTATCGTAGGAGTAGCGTTGCCCCATTTACTGGGGAAACGCAATAGGTTGTACCATAGGCTCATCGATTGGAGGCAATGGCTCCATTGGATCCATAGGGGCCATAGGAGTTGGGTTTCTTGGAGGCGAAAATTGTGGTGTAGGGCGTGCCCTTACCTTATCCGCATCCTCAGTCAGCTTGTTGAAACCAACTGCAGCCTCGATCTGTTGAGGAGCAGCTTGTCCATCCAACAGAGCTTTAGAGACTTCGGTATCACGGTTGCCACGTGCTTGAGCACCCATTGCTTCGACAGCTTGAGCGTGAGCCGTACCATCCGCAGCCATGCCTGCTTCGATCTCTGTTTTGCCTGCGGTTGCCGCTGCTGCTTCAGCCCGTGCATTGTTGAGTGCGATTTTGGACTCTAGCTCAGCCATCTGCAGCTCTTGCATTTTGACCTGCATAGGATCGGGCTCAGGTTTGTAAGCCAACATCTGATCAGCAAGATCTGGCATGCGCTTCAACTTGGCAATCTTCGACAGGATGATTGTACGCAAACCAGGGTCCATATCCGGGCCGACTGTCTGGAGCAACATACCCAGGTCCTGGGATTTCTGTTCATCAACTTGAGCCGTGGAGATATCCACGATCAAATCAAAGTTGCCGGCAAGCTCTTCACGTTTGACGTCGACAAACTCTGTATCGGTGACCCGAACAACTTCTTTCTCTTCCAAGAAGAATGCGTTCATGGAGATAATCTTCACCGCAACCTGCTTCATACCAGAAGCCATACGACGAAGGATGCTCATCTCACGTTGGCCAGCTGCATCCAATGCACCAGAGATGCCACGTGCAACTTTACCATATGCCTCACCGGTCACACCTTGTGAGAACGATTTGACACCAG